TAATCCCATACTTTATTTATTGTCATAACAATAAACAGTAGAAAATTGGGATTTTTCTTCAGTAATATATTTAAAATGTTTTGAGTCTGTTCTAAAAATATCATCACATAATTTATCTAAACCATAACAATCCGATGGTAGATACCAATATATTTTAATCATATCAAAATACTTTTGTCTTAGATTACTCATGTGTTCTTTAAAGAACTGTGTATATTCATTTAATTTATGTGCATTATCATCATAATGCAATTTAATATTTTTACCATTTTTATCAACTGTTATTCTAATCATATTCACCTTAACATTTTACATTTGTGTTTCCAATAAAATGCGGGGCCCCTGTAACGATACACGCGGGCAAATTATTGACTAATTGTTTTGCTGCATTCTTACCCAATTCTACCATTAGACCATCTACTTTTGTAGTTCCAATAGATGTGACTTCAGTATCACCATTAGAATTGATTTTACAATTACCATTTACGTTTATAACTAAATCACCATTATTTCCTTCTTCGTCTACACCAGTATCTATTTGGATTTCACCATTACCTTTGAATATCAATGATGCACCGGTTCTATGTAATAAAGTCATTTCACCAGTTTTTCTATTCAAAGTCATGTAATCACCTTGATCAGTTTGAAAGATGATCATCGTATGTGGATAATCTTCATTTTGATCTGCAACACCACTATTTATACTCTCTTTATTAAAAGATAACTTATCATAAATTGGTTTATGAATATCACCTTGGTCAAAATAACCTGAAACTAATGTTCCATTTTCTGGAACAATGAAATTACCTGCTTTAGAACCGATGAATAAAATATCTGGAATTGCCCAAGGAATACCATCTTTTGGAAGGTCATCATAGAAGTTAAAGATTTGTACTTGAACACGACCTAATTTTTCAGGATCATTATTGTTAATTACTTTACCTTCCCATCTACCTTCATATTTAATATCTGTGCTATCATTGATATTAGCCATATCATTGAATAACTCAGGATAATTATCTTTTATATTATCTAATTTCAATTCACTCATTATCTACTCTTCTTTGATGTGTTAGTTGCTTGTTCAGTTATATTATCATAAGATGTATAACCTTGTTCAGAAGTACCATCAGAAACACCTTGAATAACTATGGTATAATTTGTATTTGGTGCCCATACATGTGTTAAACCACTTACAATAAAATCACCAGACATAATTGGATTTTGATGTAGTGCATCACCTGCATCTACATGTATCTTTTCACCTAGATTTATATATGAGACTGCTCTCTTCTTATCTTCATTTGATACTTGAACGTCATTTTGTTTAGTATCATTCTGTTCATTCATATCTAATGAAATATAACAGAAATGTGTAAAGAATGAATTACGGATATTTTTATGATGTAGTGGTGCTACATTATAATACTCATGTAATTCTTTAAAATAAATTCCACAATATTGTCTTTTATTCAATAGATTTATTGACTTAGGAGATTTATTAGATACATTAGCCATGTGTAATTGATTACCATTATATTCATATTGTCTATATGAATTTTCTTGTTCATCTTGAATCTTTTGCGGCTTTTGTTTTTTAGTATCTAAATCTGATTTATTATATGGATTGTATTGTGACATTTGAACATTACATCCATCATCAAATGCTTTATAAGGAACATCATAGAATAAAATATTCTGATATGGTTTAACAACTACATCATTTTTATTTTCTTCTAAGTTCTTTTGTTTCATTTTGATGAAATTCTTTTCATAAACATAAGAGTATTTGATACCTTGTGTTTTTAATCTTTGTAATGAGTCATATACAAATTTACCATTTTTATTGATATACATCATTGGTAAATCATTTTCACCAAGCCAAGCATGATCCATAATATGCTTAACAAATTTAGCATAAGTCAATGTTTTATTTAGCCATAACATCTTATCAGTTGGATCTGTTGCACAAAGATAAGTAAATTTTAATGATGTTTGACCAATAATTTCATCTAATACTTCTTTAGATGTTTTCTTATAACCTTTTAACATAGCTGTAATTTCTGTTTCAGGCCATGAACATACTTGGTTAATATACTTTTCACAATTATAAATGCAAGACAATTCATAAATATATTTTGCTGATTCTGAATCAATGTAATAGTTAATACCTTCCAAAGTAAAGAAACAATCAATATATGGAGGGACTAACATATCAGGATTTCCATTCTTTGGAGTAATTCTTAATCTTAAATTATTACCAGCTCTGAATGCAAATGTATTTGCCCATTCACCAGTATCAAAAAGCTTAATTGTTAATTTAGGTAAAGTACCAAATATAGTTTCAGTAAGACGTATTTCAGAAATACTATCTTGTTCTATAGGTTGACCTAATTCTTGTTTATTCTTAATGTTCTCATCAGTAGTAGCACCATAATATAGCTCAATAATATCAGTCTGCTGAGAAGCTGCTGATGACTGAGATTCCATTAACTGTGATGATACGTTTTTCTTACCCATATTATAAACTTAATTCAATACTTTTGTTTTGTTTGCCCCATGTACCTAATTTCAATTGTTTTACTATTGACCATGCATCTTCTGCATCTTCTGGAGCTTTGAAGATAGCAAATCCATTATCACTTGTGACTACTAACCAATCTGTCTTTTGTAGCTTTAAATATGTATAACAATGCATTGCTGCAACTACATGATATAAATCTTCTTTTTCTTTATATAACTGAGTAAACATTTTTGTTATTGTATGTGACTCAGGTTCTATATTTTGACAAATGTTTATTACTTTATCAACTAATTCAGGTTGTTCTTTTAATTTACCATCTATCATTTTACAGAATTCTCTATCAAAAGAACCTTTACTATTTTCTACAATATCAAATAGACTACAAATAGAATACATTACATCATCATTCATCTCTTTGTATTTTAATTTATCTTTACCTTCTCCAGCAAAAGATGAACGATTACCTTTAAATTCAATCTTTTCATGTGTAGATGTATCTATTAAATCACCTGAGTTACTATTGATAGCAATATTCTTAAAGCATGATACGAATAAGAATTCGCCTTGACCCATAGCAGGCTGATGTGTAGTAATATCAAGAGCGTCAGTAATATATCCTGGTCTTAGATATTCAGATAACTTAGCTATATTTAGGAATTTAGACCATGATGTTTTACCATAAGTTTCTAATCTAAACTTATTCTGTTCTAGATGATCAATAATATCTGAAATAGATGCGATGGAATATGCTTTTAATTCTTTAGCATGTTCTCTGACTAATTCATCACCATATTTGCCAAGTTTTCCATTCCAATAATCTTTTAGTTTATCATATAATTCGCTCATATTATATTTATTAGCATGTATAATATATATCATATAACACAACGGAGGATGAAATGAGCTACGGCGACGAATATACAGATTATGAGAATAATGTAGTAAAAATTGTAAGAAATAAGTTTAGGAAGAATATACCTAATAATTCTGAGATATTTGACCAGATATTCACATACTGGAAAGAAGATATTGAAGAAAATGAATGTGCTGAATTTATAGTTGATGAATTAGATAGACTTGATGAAGCATGTAATGATTTCATTGATGAAGATGATGACGATTTCAAAGAATTGTCATTCTAATAAATAATATATGAAGTTATCAGAAGCAAAATATATATTGGAAGATGCAGGTTATATCATCGAAGATACTGATGAATATGATGATGCAGATTTGGGTTTAAATGTTAAACCAAAAGAATATCATAATCAGAAAGCTAAAATGGCTTCTTTGAAAGATCGTGTTATCCAAGCATACGAAGACTTTATTAGACGTAAAGAAAAAGATGCTGAACAGTCATGGAAAAAGAGTGTTAAATATCGTGTCGGCGGTAATGACGAAGATGATCTTATGGATAATTATAAAGACAGATGGGGTGAAAAATTCCCACACCAGAATACAATGACTGTCTATGAATTCTATAAAATCATGATGTCTAACTATGATACTCGTTCATATATCAAGGATAATTCCAAAAGTAAAGATTTAGAAGGTTGTAAATCTTCTAAGAATAACTATTGGGGTGGTGATGATGACGATGATGACGATGATTATGATGACTTCTCAAAGCCTGGTTCATACGAATTTAAAGATACATCTGCTTGCTGTAAGAATGCTACAGCAAAGAAAATGTTTCAGAATGAACTTATTGAAATCTTAAATAAATCTAAGACACCAAAGCAGTTCTGTCAGAAGTGTGATAATCGCTGGGACTATTATGATACACAGTTCTATAAATTAGATGACAAGATTGATGATTTGGAAGATGATGACAAACCTGTTCCAAAAGATCTTAAGGAAAAGCATAAAGTTCTTGAATTAGTAAAGGACGCTATGTGGTCTAATGAATGGCTAGAAGAAATGGCACAGAAATGTAATGATATTCCTACATTAAAGAAAATGATTTCCCATTTATTTAAGAATAACTTTTCAGCAAAATCTGGTGTTGAAGTCTATAATAAGTTGACTAAGAAACTAGAACCAAAGAAAGTTGATAAGAATTCTGAAGGTAAAGTTCCACCTATTGTTAAAGTCATGTATAAGACTTTCATGAATAAAATGAAAGTAAAACAAATCTATAGAGCTGTTGAAGTTGATGTAGATTGGGTTGATGACCAGCTTGATGATATGGAAGATAAGTGGCATCAGGCGGACAAGGCTGAATACTTACGTAAGAACAAGTATAAAGAAAGAATGGGTCTTGCAAATGTAAATCTTCATGCTGTTGGTAAATCTTGGTGCTGGAATGATGATACATCAGCAGTATCTGGAAATGGTGGTGATGAATATATGATTGTCGCTGAAAATGATCCAAGTAATATTGACTTAACAATGTCTGCTTTATGTGCAGCTGAATGGTCTCATTTCAGTAATAAAGGAACTCAATTAAAAGGTGAAGAAGAAGTTAGAGTACTTGATGAATTGAATGTGACTATATTAGATGTATATACAAGTAGTGGTAAAAATAAAACACATCTTGATAGAAAAGATACTTATTATAGAGATGAACATTAAAAAAGAGAGCGAAAAGCTCTCTTTTATTTTATTGTTTCTGTAATTCCCAACCTAATTGATTATCCATATCTTCTAGAGTTTCAATGGTATAATTTCTCATATTGAGTTTATGTCCATGTCTGAATCTAGAACCGTCATCAAATGTCCATGCATTTTGTGGATTGAAAAGATATTGGAAATGCTTTGTTTGAGGTTTTATTTCAACTGATTTAGGACCAGTTGGCCATCTTGTTTGTGGAAAGTATACAGAAATAATGATACGATTTCCATGAATAGCTGGTTTACCATCAATTGTACCTTCCAAGAATTCACAACCTTCTAAATATCTTTCGATTTCATCTACCATGTAATATGCAAAATATTCAATATCTTTTTTTATAGAATCTGATAGAGATTCTTCATTTTCTTTCAATAGCGTATATCCGTGAGCTCGTAAAGTTTTCTTTGCTTCTAATAAATCCATAAAATTCTCTCCGATAAAATAATAGAATCTTTGTTGCAAATTTTAGTAAAAATGGGTTTACAACAAAAAATATGTTTATTATATTTATAACATAATTTAAAATAAGGAAAAACTAATGCAAGCATACGATAAATATCAGGAAGATGTAAATCATCTAATTAGGGAGATTGGGAGTTTGCGTAGAGCAAACAAGAATAAAGAAGCAGATCTCAAGAAACTAGAATTGATTTACAAGAAAATAGAATATAATCAGTCACATATTGATTTATCAAAAGGTCAGAGTAAAAGTCCACATCCTTCTTATGTAGAGAATTTGAATGCGGCTTTATCTGAAATTGCAGATTATAGAGATTATCTGTATGAAAAGTATCAATATGAAGAATAGAAATTTTAAACACTAATATATAAGGAGTAAAATAATGAAGGTAATTACTACTACAGGAAAGAACTTTATCGTTAAGGTTCGTTATAATGACGACTATCATACATCTGAAAAGACAGATGAATTTGGTCGTGTTTGGTATACAGATTGGAATGAAAAGACAACTGAAGTTGCAATCTATGAATATACCAAGAATAAGTGGGAAACAAAGGTAATCGTAAAGGGAATTGCACACTGTTCTTATAAGGACACATTCTCTAAGAAGATTGGTAAGAAGTTGGCATATACTTATGCTCTAGCTAAGATGTTAGAAAACAATCTAATTACTCAGGCAGAACATGATGAAATGTCTACCTTTGATTTGAACTCAAATGAATTCAAGGCTAAAGTAAAGAAGGCTTAATAAATGCATATTATCATTGATGGATGTGATGGATGTGGAAAGACCACATTGGTTGATAGATTAGTTAAAGAATATAAGCTAGACAAAGTAGTCATGACTAGAGAAGGTTGGAAAGACGTCCAATCTTATGAACAGAAGTGCTTACTTGACAATGTTGTTTCAGACAGATCATTCATCAGTGAATATGTATACTCTAACGTTTATGCTAGAGAATCAAAAATAAATCCTCAAGTATTTGTTGATTTATTTAAGAAATACACATCAAGTCAGATAAATCCATGGTTGATTATTATATTAAATGGCTCTGTAGATACAATTATGGAACGAGTTAATAAACGTGGAACTGATGAAGAAATTCGTATTGAAGTAGAAAATAAGGTTGAACGTTATGAAAGTGTAGGCAAAAGACTTCAATTAATGGATAATAAGCATGTATTGTATCTAGATACAACCTATTTATCTGAACTTGGTGTTTTTAATAAAGTAAAAGGTTTTATTGATGATTATTTCAAATTCGATGACTAGTATCTTTGAAGATGTTATCAGAGAAATCTATGATAAAGGTCAACAAAGAGGTGGAAAAGGTCCATTAGAAATCTGTAATTTTGGTTTCCAATTGACTGATGTGAATAATAATATACCATTATTTTATTCTATAGATATTGGATATTTGTTAGCTGAAGAAATCTGGTTTAATCTACAAGATGAAAAGCTAGAATTTATAAATTATTTTAAGGCTCCAGGCTTTCAAAGAAAATCAGAAGATGGTATCTATTCAAATTCTGCTTATGGTCATATAGTTCATCAAAGATATGGATTTGACCAAGAAAAACAAGTCATTGATATTTTGAAGAAAGATCCAACATCTCGTAGAGCAGTTATAAATTTTAATGTTCCAAATCCACATAGAGGAACATGCTTTGATGAGATTTGTACATTTAATTTATCATTCTATATTTTGGATGGTAAGTTGAATTGCACAGCATGTATGAGAAGTAATGATATTATTGGATGCATGCCTTATGATGTATTTTATTTTACATCAATTCAAAAGAGAATTGCAAATGAATTGAATATTCCAACAGGATATTATCAGCATTTTGCTATCTCTGCTCATTGTTATTTCAAACAAGATAAAGCTGAAATCTTAGAAGCAATACAAAATCCATGTTTACCATTGTTAATTAATGAAAAGAAATTATTGACAAGATCATCACATCTTTATACACAAATAAAAAGTTTGAAACATAATACTGTTGATGGTATGCCAAATGATCAAAAATTATTATATTTAGAGAACAATAACAAGAGATTGTATAATCTTGCTGTTGTCGAAGGTATTGTAAAAGTATCAAATTAAAGGAAAATCATGAATAAAGAAAAAATTTATATTGGTATTTCATTAGGTTTTAATAGCTCTGCCGCAATTTTTAAGGCAGGTAGTGGAGTTCTTTGTGCTGTTTCTCAAGAACGTTTAAACAGACAGAAGAATACAAAGCAACTTCCATTAGATGCTATTAAGGCATGTATTATTGAAGCAGAAAATAAGTTAGGTCATCCAATCGTTGTAGATGAATTGGTTTATTCTCACTATGAAGGATTGTCTGAAGCATATCTATTGAAGAATATTCCAGATTTGTGGAGACCACAACTAGAACAGTATTTTAAGAAAGCAAAGAATGTAAGCACTGATCCATTGGTTCAGGCAGAATATGCATTTGCTCAGTTCTTGAATTTGTATATTAGAATGCAGACAAATACACGTGTTCTAAATCCTGTATTAAAGAGAGTAGAACACCACACAGCACACATCTTCTCTGCATTCCCAGTTTATTGGAATGAATATCCATGCACAGTTAAGCGTTTCTATACAATGACTGCTGATGGATTTGGTGATGGTTATTCAGGACGTATTTCTCTATTCCAGGGAATTGATGAAAGTTATCCAATTTCTCAGATTAGAGTTATTGATAGTCCAGCTTTGATATATCAGTTCTTTACCGGTGCTCTACAGTTTAAGGAACACCAACATGAAGGTAAGGTGACTGGATTGGCTGCACATTGTGAAAAGAATCCTAAGAAGGCAATGGAAGTTTATCATGACTTATTGAAGACATTGACTGGTAAGGATGAATTAGGTGAAGCTATTAACGTTTATAAGACAGAAACATTGAATGGTAAGACATTTAACTATTCAACATCTGGTTTCTGGGTTGATGAAAATCTATTATTGCCATTGACAGATGAACAGAAGGAAATGGTAAAGACATCAACTATTATTGACTTTGAACGTTTCTTAAGACTAAAGAACACTGTCTATAAGTTTGTTCAGGATCGTCTAGGAAACAATTATAATAAAGATGATATTCTTGATATGTTGAATCATAACAAGGAAATTCCATCTGATATGAAGTATACACCATGGGAATTGGCATACGCAGTTCAGGTCTTTGCAGAAAAGGTAATTCTAAATTGGTTGTCTGCAACAGATTTTGAAGATGGTGCTGTATTGTATACTGCAGGTGGCTTGGTAGCTAATGTTAAGTTGAATCAGCGTATTAAAGATACAGGAAAGTTTGATGCAGTCTTTGTATCTCCTCCAATGGGTGATGAAGGAACTGCAATTGGTTGTGCATTCTATCGTTATATTGAAGATTTGAAGGCAACAGATAGTGTTCAGGATAGTGTTGCATTGAAATATGTTGGTCCAAATATCATTATCAATGGTGGTACTAATATTGATCACACTGGATATTTGATTGACCATGTTGTAGATGATGCAATTAAGGAAAAAGATCTAGAAGTTAGATATTGTCCTGATAAACATGAATTAATTGATATTGTCACTGATTTATTGGCAGATAATAAGATTGTTCATTGGTGTCAAGGTAATGAAGAATTTGGTCCACGTGCTTTGATGAATCATAGTACTTTGTATACAGCACAAGATCCAAATGGTACTCATACTTTGAATCAAGCAATGGGACGTTCAGAATATATGCCATATTGTCCAGTATGTAAGAATACTTCAGCTAATGAATTATTCAATAACTGGAAGGTTGGTGAAGCTTCTTGCAGATTTATGGCAATGACTATGGATTGTAAGAATGGCGTAAAGGAAAAGTATCGTGGTAGTGTTCATGTCGATAACACTGCACGTGCACAGTTCATTTACGAAAATGATGAATTTACAAAAGATGCATGGGAAATTCTGGATAAGTATGAAAGAAAGACTGGTAATAAGATGTTAATCAATACTTCTTTCAATATTCATAATTCACCAACATGTAATTTAGCAAATGACTGTTGGGACTCATGGATCAAGTCTGGCCGAGTAGGTGCGGCATTAGTAATTGGAAATTATATTTTTATCAATAAGTAATTTTCTTTATTCAATGATAAAAGCCTACTCGCAAGAGTAGGTTTTTATTTAAGTTTTTATCTATTTTCCAATCAAAATAATCCAACGATTTGCTAACTACTTTTACGGCAATTTGTTACCACCGTTCGAATTAAGCAATGCCTCCCCATTCTGCAGGAATCTGTTCAAGTTCAGCAGCACCCGTTGCGGTGTATAAACCACAAAAAGTGAAGGTTTCTTCATGGTTAGGTTGCGGATTCTTTACAGAAGCCTTTTGATAGAGTGCTAGTGCACCACCTTCAACAGCAATGCAATAATTAAACATATATGACATATCCTCAACTTTCGAAATATCAAATAACGGAATAGATGTAAGTGAAGAACATCCATTGAACATACCATTCATATTAATAACATTAGATGTATTAAATAACGGAATAGATGTAAGTGAAGAACATCCATAGAACATAGTATTCATCCTAGTAACGGTAGAAGTATTGAATAAAGGAACACTTGTCAACGATGTGCATTCTCTAAACATACCACCCATATAATCAACAGAGGAAGTATCAAACAAAGGAACACTTGTCAACGATGTGCATTCTCTAAACATACTACCCATACCCTCAACAGAGGAAGTATCAAACAAAGGAACACTTGTCAACGATGTGCATCCGACAAACATACTACCCATATACTTAACAGAGGAAGTGTTTGCACCAAGTACTTCTGTAATGTTTTTTGAATCAAAAAACAATTGTGAAAAGTCTGTTCCACTCTTATAAACATCATATACATCAGAAGTACCCTGAACTAAAGTGGCTGATTCATAAGTAGTATCATTACCACTTGGTCTATTTCCATCACTTGTACGAACTCTAATAGTATTAGGTGGCAAATTCAATGGATTTAATGGATCCATTAAATCCGGATTTAATGGATCGGTTGGTTCAGGTTCAGGACCTGGAGTTGGAGTTGGCCTTGGAGCAAAACCCCTCAAAACAACATATTGTGGATAATCATTACCCATATTATAAATTGAATATCTTGACTTCATAAAATTCCTCAATTATTTTATACTATAATATTTATAACTATAATATTTATAACTTTAGTCTAAAGTATCAAGCAATTCATTGAATTTCCAATTTTTCTTATGATACTACTTTTACGGTATAGTAATTACATCTTTAATTTTTTCTTTATAATATCTTATTCAATTTAAGAAATTTTCAGAATTCAAATTAAATTATATTAGTTCTGAATATTATAAATAATAAGAAAACAAATAAAGGTTTATTTACACATGAATTATTTGAACGTAACCTATGAACAATTACTTGCTGATTTCAGAGCAAGATTAAATTCAGATCCGCGCTTTAAAAATATCGGTTCTGCTACAATTTATGGTATGTTCCAAGAAATGCTTTGTGCATGTATGGATATGACTAACTTCTATCTTCAAAGAACTGTCGAAGAATCGTTTATTTACTGCAAAATTTAAAAAGTTCGTTATATAAATAAGATATGAAAATGAATAATATACCACAATTGAAGAATTATTATAGATTACCTAAATATATAGGTAGTTCCCTCTTCATTGTGTAAACATTCATTTATAAAACATAAAGGATTGTAAATAAAAATTTACAGAAAAGAGGGTTTACAAGACCCTCTTTTTTTGGTATATTATACCCTGTGATTGAAGCTGATGGCTAAAAATCACAAAGAAAACGGCGAATGTAAAAAAAGTTTTACAAAAAACAGGGTTTACAAGAGCCAAATAATTAAGTATATTTTACTTGTTAAAATAAAACAGCTGAATGAGTTAGAGCAGTCACTCAGACAGAAAAACAACAACAAGAACTGCATCACTTTTGTTAGAGTAGTTAAAAGGAAGATACGAAAATGGTCTAATATGAAGGTTGGCTGTAAAAGCAAAAAATCTATGCACTGCACAAGGTAAAATGCAAGTCGGGTGCATGGAATAATAACCGCCCGAGTGCCGGTCGACTATGAAATAACGAAAACGCCTTTGAGAATGTAAAGAAAATTTTACTAAATCAGGGGTTGACAAGCTGAAAATAATCACTTATATTTAGCCTGTCAAAATTGAAAGAGTCACTACGGTGAAACTTTCAATGCAAAAATCCTCCTCAATGTAAAGAATGTTTTACAGAAAAGGGGGTTGACAAGAGAAATCGAAATTAGTAAATTTACTCTTGTAATTCGGTTCGAGAAACTGAGTTGAAGATTGACAATTTGGTGAGCAATTTATAATGGTCTGGTAACCCAACTGGTAGAGGTGACGCACTCAAAATGCGTAAAGTGTGAGTTCGAATCTCACCCGGACTATATTTAAAACCCGACGATAATGTATGCCTACGGCTGCTTAAATCCAAATAAATGTTTTGGAGACGTGAAAATAGGGTGAGAAAGAAAACTCGTTAAAACTCTCGTATGGGTCAATAACTCAGCTGGTAGAGCAACGCAACATGATTAAAAATGAAATACTATACTTATAACTTTGAATGTCGTGGGTGTAGTAAAACTGGTTATTACTGCACACTTTTAATGTGCGATTCACGGTTCGAGTCCGTGCACCCGCATTAAGTTTAGTGCTCTACCAAAATTATAAATAGAATATGGAAGAATGTTATATTTGTAATTTTTGTAGAAAACTATGTAAGAATGGTAATTCATTAAGAAATCATGAAAGACTATGTAAAGAAAATCCTGAAAGACAAGAATCATCTTGGGTGAAATTTAATCATGAAAGAGGTGCTTGGAATAAAGGATTAACTAAAGAAACTGATGAAAGATTATTAAAGGCTAGTAAAACTTTATCTGATGGATATAAATCTGGACGTTTAATAAATGCAAATTTAGGAAAACAACATACAGATGAAGAAAAGAAAAATTTATCAGAAAAAAGAAAACAGTTTTTAATGAAAAATCCAGATAAAGTTCCTTATTTACTTAATCATCATTCAAAAGGTGATAGTTATCCAGAAAAATACTTTAAAGAAGTATTTGATAATGAAAAGATTGAGTATAAACAAAACTATTATCAAATCGGTTACTTTTTAGATTTTGCATGGCCTGATAAAAAAATTTATTTAGAGATTGATGGTGAACAACATTATGTTGATAAACGAATAGTTGAACATGATAAAGTTAGAACTGAAAATCTTAAAAATGAAGGTTGGCAATGTATAGAAAGAATTAGATGGAGTGAATATCAAAAACTTAATGAATCTGAAAAGAAAAATTATTTAAAAATGATATTTACAAAGTTGAAATAATTTTATATATTGATATGCGTGTGTCGTGGGTTCGAGCCCCGCTTGGCCCATTATGATCTTGTGAGTGGTAGGTCTGCCAAAAACTCTCATTTATCGGGATGTAGCTCAGTCTGGTAGAGCGCTTGTCGATAACATGCATCTTTGAATGCTATGTGTTGTTTTAAATTTTGGTAAAATGGAGTTCAGCTTTACTGCCCATAGGCCAATCAGGTAGGTCACTGCGTTTGGGGCGCAGGAGTTGCAGGTTCGAATCCTGCTGGGCAGATAAAGTTAAACAAACGCTCTACCAAATATATAAATATATTATGGAAGAAAGTTATATTTGTAAATTTTGTGGAAAAGTTTGTAAAAATGCAAATTCTTTACGAAATCATGAGCGACTTTGTAAAGAAAATCCTGAAAAACAAGAATCTTCATGGGTTAAATTTAATAAAGAACGTGAACATGCTTGGAATAAAGGATTGACTAAAGAAACTGATGAAAGAGTAAGAAAGTTCGCAGAAACGTATAGTTCGAATATTCAAAATGGAATTACTAAACAATGTGACCATTCTTTAATTTGGACTGAAACTCGTCGTAAAGAACAATCTGAACGTAAAAAGAAATTTTATGCTGAACATCCTGAAAAACATCCAAATGTTTTATTATCAGGTAATCGTGGAAAAATGACTTATCCTGAACAAATAACATTTGATTGGTTAAATAAACATTCGATTTTGAATGAACATAATTATCATTTTGTATCAGAACAATTTAATAGATATGTTGACTTTTATTTGCCAGAATTAAATATCTTTATAGAAGTAGATGGTGAATACTGGCATAAAGATAAAAAAGATGAAGATAAAGCTAAAGATTTAGATGCTTTAAAAAATGGTATTAAAACTATTAGAATAAAACCAAAATTAAAAATAATACAACAATTAGAAGATGCTTTGTTATAATCGAGTGGTCGAAGGTTCGAATCCTTCTATCCCGACTAACTAAAAACCGAATGCTCTGTCGTTTAGTTGGACTAGGACGCTCTGCGCCAGCAGGGAAACAGTGGGTTCGAATCCCCTCAGAGGTTACACTAAATATTGATTGCAGTCAATATATTCATTCGGTGAAAGGCATATAAAATAATTCCTGCAAGTTTTATCTTGTATGCCGGCGCTTTTTGCCCTTATACGGCTTTTTCAGCCTTCGTTCTGGAGAAGTTGGAACGCTCTCTACAGGTGAGGACTTCAAAAGGCTGAACGCATTGGTGGTAGCCCACTGAGAAGTAGGAACTCTCTAAACCTACAAAGTTTTTATGCCTGTGCTGATGAGTTGGAGATCATCTCCGGTCTGTAAAACCGGCGCCTTTCGGCTTTGGTGGTTCGAATCCACCCACAGGCACTAAGTGCACTGAGGTCACCGCACTATAATGAAACCTCACCTATTGGGTTGTCGGCAAGTTGGTATGCCACGGCACTGTTAATGCCCTAGAAATCACAGGTTCGAGTCCTGTCTTCCCAGCTAAAAATAATTCATTGCTTCGCTGGACATATTGGCCTGCCAGGAACAGAAGTTCTTACTTGAATAGTCAGCTAGTCATTCGCGATTTCGGCGGCTATACCTGAGTGAGGTGATATAACGATACGCAATCCTATGTAAGAAGGGCCGGAAAGTCACCCGGGATGCAGATGAGTAGGACGAAAACAGTCTGCACTAACTTGTTAATGAATTATTTTTTCTTTTGGCCGAGTGGCGGAACGGTAGACGCTGGGGTCTTAAAAACCCCTGGAGGTAATCTCCGTGTGGGTTCGAGTCCCACCTTGGCCACTAAATCGGAGTGTAGCGCAGTCTGGTCAGCGTGCTTGATCTGGATTCAAGAAGTCGTAGGTTCGAATCCTACCACTCCGACTACAAATAAAGTTTTATGCCCCAGTGGCGCAATTGGTAGCGCTTCGAGTCCTTCCTGGGGCACTATGGTCCCATCGTCTACGATGGTTAGGACGCTAGGTTTTCAACCTGGAAAATTTAGTTCGACGCCAAATGGGACTACTAAAAGGTAAACTAAGTTTACTTTGTTGATACTAAAGATAGATACAGCAACAAATACTTATGCAAATTCATTTTGGGAATAACACGCAGAAAAACCTATCTTGTTAAATACACTGGTAGCCGAGTCTGTCTTCTAAACAGATAATCGTAAATGGAGCTGAAAATGTGGGTTCGAAACCCTCCCAGTGTACTTTGTCTCCAATTCACCTCTGGTTTTCTTACTGGAAGGTTAGTCTATGTAAGGACATCGATACCATAGATCGTAAAGTGTAAATCAATTCGGCAGCACTATAAATGTCAACTATGTTGATGAGCCGTGATGTTTTAATGTCCGTTAGTATAGAAGTTAACACGCTAGGCTTTGACCCTGGAGAAGGTGGGGCGGTACCATCACGGACAACTAAAGATGTGAAGGTGCAATTCCTTCGGAGCAGAGTAAACTGCGTTAATAAATTAAATCATTAACCGCCTCATACCTGCCGGGCGTCTTATAAGCGCCTCCGAAGAAAATGGTGGGCGGTCCGGAGAGGTTCGACTCCTCGGGGGCGGATACGGGACAGATGGTTGCCACCTAAAGGCATCTAGAAAGTTTAACAAAAGGAATTGTTTATGAAGAAGAATACTAAGGTAAAGAAAACAAAAGAAGAAATCCAAGCTGAAAAGGAACAGCGTTGGAAGCAAATGCGAAACTTGGCAAAGTCTTTTGCTAAACAGGCAGGAATCAAAGTAGTCAAAGAAAAGAAAACAAATAACTATGACTACTAAAAGATAAACAAAATTTACTTTGGTTATACTAAGTCTGTAAAATTTGAAATGTTCGTTATATAAATAATATAACAACAAAAAATTTGGAAGATTTTTTAATAAACAGGGTTTACAACATTAAAATTAATTATTATATTTAACCTGTTAAAAAATTCCGGCGTAACACAAGATATTCGAAATTCACTTGCTAAAGAATTCTCAATTTAATTTTCAATTACATTATTTGGGCTCACATGTACCAAGGAGGCGATTGGTCCTTGCACGACTGATGGTAGAGTTCGATTCTCTATGGGTCCACTATTATTCTAGGGTACCCGAGTTGGTAGCAGGGGGGAGACTGTTAATCTCTTGACGAAAGTCCGCCGCAGGTTCGAGTCCTGCCCCTAGAGCTAAAGAATGGTGACCTAGAGCCAAAACAAACTAGGTCTTTACTAGAGGACTGACCTCGACTCTAGACTGTATCAAAGAGGTCATTTTGCTTCCATAGTTCAAATGGTAAAACACCGGCTTTGTAATCCGGATTTCTTGGTTCAAGTCCAGGTGGAAGCGCTACTTATCGCGGGTGAGTGAAACGGATATATCACGCAAGCCTCATAAGCTTCGCAATACTGGGTCCGACTCCCAGACCCGCTACTAAAATAACTAATTTCTTTTATGGCACCGTCGGATAGTGGTCTATTCCACCGGTCTGTCTAACGGTTAAACAAATGTTCGCATGTTAAAATATATAAATAATATATGAATTATAAATTGATATATGAAAGTATAATTAAATATGCAAAAAAGGAAAATGAAAATGGGAACCGAAGTATAGGATATTTTGAAAAACATCACATTTTTCCAAAATCTCTTGGTGGAATTGATAATGAAGAAAATTTAGTTAAATTAACAGCTAGAGAACATTTTATTTGTCATTGGTTGCTTGTTAAGATGTTTAATAAAGGTACAAATGAAAGAAATAAAATGTTGTATGCATTTTGGAGAATGAAGTCTAATCCAACAAAAACTTGTGAAAGATATACAAATTCAAGGGCATACGAAAAATTGAGAATTGAATATTCTAAAATTGTATGTGAAAGAATGAAAATACTACAATTAGGAAATAAAAATTCTCAGTTTGGTAAAAAATGGTTTACAAATTATGAAACAGGTGAAAGTAAATCGTTTAAAGAAAAACCAAACGAAAAATGGATTGAAGGTAGAAATTTGTACAAAGGACAAACATCTAATTTGTTAAAAAGACAAATTTCTAAATTTAATCATACAAATGAACATATTTTAAAAATTAAGGAAATAAAATTAGAAGAAGCTAAACAAATTTGGGATGATTATCATAGCAATACTTATAATAATATAAGAGATTATTGTAGAAAAAATAATTTATCACATCAAACAGTTTCAAGATTATTAAGTTGCTATATACCAAATTATTCAAAAATTTTTAAAGCGAAATCTAAAAACAATTCTTCAAATAAAAAATATGTAGGTAAATATAATTCGGAGCCATAGTATAGTGGTTAATACTCCGGCTTGTCACGCCGGCAACGTGAGTTCGATTCTCACTGGTTCCGCTAATTACAAATCATATATTGGACTAAGGGGTGTGTAGCTCAGTTGGTTAGAGCGTTCAGTAGAGAAAGGTCGATGGTTCGAGTCCATTCATATCCCGACAGGAATATATGATTTGTTGGAGAATGATACAATAGTGATACTCCGGAAAGGTCATGGTCGGTCATTTTCCTGCGCATTTACTATCCATTGAATTTAAAATGAAAATATCGATTAAGTAATTTTAGATTTAAGTCCGGGAAGTTAAGTTTCTGACGAGAGTAATTGGCTGTAAGCGCTGCTGCATAGTTCGGCAGGTATCAAGCAGAAAGGCACCTTAACAAAGAGCTTCAATAACAGATAATGGCAGACGTGAAGCAATGGATAATTTTTGCCCCTTTCGACTAACGGTTTAGGTCATCGCACTTTCTATGCGATAATCCGGGTTCGAATCCCGGGAGGGGTATTAAAAAGTAAGATACACACAGCAACTCAAATTTTATTTCTATCACACAAAATGATTCCAGAATAAAAGATGTATCTTGATAAATTTATTCTCGGGTAACTCTCCTTCGCCTAGCTGGTTTATGGCACCTGTCTTACAAACAGGAACAACCTTGGTTCAAATCCAAGAGGGGAGATATACAGGACAGATGGTTGCAGCCATTTGATAATTTCTCCAAATTATCTAACTGTAAAATTATAAATAAATTAGAGGTTTCTGCAAAAACCTTTAAATAAAGATAAAAATAGGAGAAATATGGGAAGACTTCAAACAGAAGAAACTAAAGAAAAAATTAAAAATTCTTTAAGATTAAAATTTAATACATCAAATAAAGAATTACCATGTTTAATTTGTGGAAAACTTTTATCTTCAAGAAAAAGAAAAACACAATATTGTATTGATTGTTTAAGAAAACAACCTAAAAGTTTAGATACTAAAAAGAAATTATCTGATGCTGCGATAAAAAATAATTTTGGTGGTAATACATCTAAAATAAGAATTTGGTATAAAAAGAAAAATGGATCAGAAATTTGGTTGCAATCTTCTTATGAATTAAAATTTGCTGAATTATTAGATGAATTAAATTTAGAATGGAGTCGTCCAAAACCATTTATTTGGATAGATGAAAATAATAAACAACATAGATATTATCCAGATTTTAAAGTAAATAATACCTATTATGATACAAAAAATGATTATTTAGCAATTAAAGACAAAAATAAAATTGATTGTGTTATACAACAAAATAATATAAATTTGATAATTGTTAAATATAATGAAATAAATAAAGATTTTATATTAGCTACTTGCTAGTTGGAGCATTTAAAATGGTTCGAACCCATAAGTAGTATTACCCAAAGAGATTACTCTGCTAGTGAGAACTCTTTAAAATAGGAAGCTAGTAGTTTTTGATGGTTCAAGTTTTTGTCTATAAAAAATGGGACACACTCCGATGTTCGTATTTCCATATTGAGATTGATGAGTCTAAACTAATGTATACTATGGACGTTTGTTTTAGTGAGACCAAGTTTTTGTGTCGTTAAAAAAACTGGTTCCCACCCTCTTACTATTGGGTCGCTGACTTACAGGGTTTAAGTAAAATAGTAAAATAGATCATTGACGTATATAATGCTGATCACATTATTATACGTCTACTTTATCCAGCGGCAATAGACGATTGGTATCTGTCAGCCACTCTGATTTAATATAAATATAATATGGAAGAAAATTATATTTGTAAATACTGTGGTCGTATATGTAAAAATGCTAATTCTTTAAGAAATCATGAACGTCTGTGTAAGTTGAATCCAGAATATGATACAAATAAAATTGATTATTTGCGTAAAAATAAAAACATCAATGGAATTATAAAATATAATGCTGATGTTAAAGCAGGTAAGAAACAAATTTGGAATACTGGAAAAACAAAAGATACAGATGAACGCTTAAAATCTATGGCGGAAAAGAATTCTAAAAGATTGATTGGAAAACCAAGTAAATGTAAAGGAATGAAATATAATAATTCTAAAGGTTTATCTGGTGGTTTACGACACGGCGCAGGTAGAGGAAAGAAAGGAAGATATAAAGATATTTGGTGTGATAGTTCATGGGAACTTGCATATCTGATTTATTGTTTAGAAAATGGTAAAAAGATAGAAAGATGTACTGAGTATTTTGAATATGTTTTTGAAAATAAAACACATAGATATTTTCCAGATTTTATCGTTGATGGAACTTATGTTGAAATCAAAGGTTTTGATACAGCTAAAGTTAAAGCAAAGATAGAACAATTTCCCAAAGAAAAAGAATATAAAATTCTTTATAAAGCAGATTTATCACCTGTTTTTACATACGTTAAAACAAAGTATGGAGAGAATTTTATAAATCTTTATGAACACTGAGATGTGGTGTAATTGGTTTACACGCCACTCTGATAAAGTGGAATTTGTAGGTTCAAGTCCTATCATCTCAATTACAGTGGTATGTGTTGGTTCGAGTCCAACCTGCTGGACTACTAAAAGTTTTAGATACATACAGCAACTATTAGCACATTATTGGTTATAATTGAACGCTAAACGTATCTAGTTTATGGGCTCGCATGATCCAAGGAGGCGATTTGGCTTTGCAAGCCGAGTGTGAAGGGTTCGATTCCCTTCGGGTCCACGAATTGGTTCTTTACAATTTTCTCCACTAATCAAAAGAAAATCTATTATATGCCACTGTAGCTCAGTCGGTAGAGCGGAAGCCTGAAGAGCTTCGCGTCGCAGGTTCGACTCCTGCCGGTGGCACTAAAACAGATTATTCCGGTGTAGCTCAGTTTGGTCAGAGCGACAGAATACTATAAATATAATATGGAAATATCTTATAATTGTAAATTCTGTGGTAAAACCTGCAAAAACATAAATTCTTTTAAGAATCATGAAAGACTTTGTCCAA